CAATGTTTTCATAAAGAGCTGAGAGTGTTGCTTGCTGTGGTGTTACCACAGGATCAATCACCAAGTTTGCTCCAACCGCTGGGGCTGAAAACATTCTCGGTGTTAGAGCACTGAACGTTTCGCCAAGACTCATCTTACCGAACATGTGCGCTGCCATTCGTTGTTTTCTAGCAGCTCGCAGTTGGAATGCGAGAAAAGGTTTGTCGTAGCAAGCTAATCGGATCATTTTTGGGTCACCGACCTCGCTCACGATGTTTCCGTTGGAAAGATTTTCGTCTTCACTGTTGCTGAGAAGAGTGATAAGACCGGCGCGTACACGTCGGGGCATATCAAAGATTTGAATGCTTGTTGTTGGATTCATTATGATAGATTAAACTTTTGCTCACGTTTACCGTGGTCAAAGTCCACCCGACTGTGGTGGAAGTCCTGTATGCGAATCTTTGCAGACCCACATTTACGGCCATATCGCGAGGGCCGCTCGCGGTGGTCATTTGACCAAATTGATCGAGAAACTTCATGATCATTGGAGCGCCGTCCATAAAACCGTTATAGTCTTGCCCAAAGCGACATCTTTGTCCGTATGTACCATTGATGACAACGTTTCTAATCCAAGGATTTGATGTAGGTCCATTATTCAATCTGTAGGTAATTTGAGGAGTCACAATACCAGGTAAGCCTTTAACTGCTGCCATATCTGCTTCAAGACTTTGAATTCGTAGTTGGAACGAATTAACGGTCGTATTTAAACCACTAACTTCAGTTGACAATTGCTGGATTAGAAGTTTTGTTGCATCAACATCATTACCCAATTGGGATACTCGAGTATCGAGAAAAGTCAATCTTGCATCGATTGAATTTATAGCTGTTCTATTGCTACTGATACGAGAATCAAACTGAGCAACTTCGTTGCTTAGATCTCCGAATTGCTGGCCCAAATTACTTACAGTTGCAGATAAATTGGTCATGCTTTCGTTTAAGTTTGTTACATCTTCAGTCAGATTATTGATATCATCAGTTTGAGCCCCTAGCGTAGTATTAATAGAATTAAACGACGCCTGGTTATTCAATTGATTCTGATCAACAATTTGTCCGAGTTGACTAACTTGAACCGTGAGCTGCGTGAGACGACTGTCGATTTGAGTGACTTCGCCAGAGAGCTCGGGAACTTGCAGTTGATCCAACACTTCAAGAAGCGTCGAATTTTCTGCAAAGACTAAATCTGCTATTTCAGACATGATTATTATTCCAATACAGGAACAAGTCCTCATAAACTTTACTGCTTATTTGATCCATAAAATCTGCTGTTGTATTTCAGTTCGAATTGATCGAACGGAACTGCGATAATATGCGCGATTGCTTCTAAGATAGTTTGGTTATTACATTTACTAAGTTTATTTCTAAAGCTTTCAAAGTATTCCTCACCATGCAAATAGGCTTCGTACATGCTCGCATCGACTAGGTTTTTCCATATGTCGATTTCATGGATACCAATCCGAGTCCAGACAAATGGACCTTCGATACTCCTCTTTAAGAGTGGAGCAACGATCTTTCCGTTCATTTCAACGAAATTCCTTTTTAAGAAGATCATTTCATCTCGAGAGCAGAAGGCTCTCTCGATTCCATCTTTAGCTCCGGGAGTTATCGTGTGACCGATTCCTTCCATAACTTTCTTGACGGTGAAATAATTGTACTTGTCAGCGTATTTATGACTGACACTTTCCAACTTATCATCACCAAATTCAATATTGCTAACATTTTCGCGGAACTCTTGAATATCAGTAGTTCCGACGAGAATAGCAAAAGCATAAAAGCTTAAGAGATCGTTTGCGATGCAATTTACAATTGTGGTTAGATATTCGCCACTTTTG